CGCGTATGTTATTCTTGAAAGCATTGGCTACGTTAAAGAACGATTTGATGCCTATTACTTTCCTAAAATGAATCACGACATCCGTCTCCAAATGATTGATGTGATATATAAGAAAATATCGACTAATTATGAAAGTATAAATAATGGTGAATTTGTAGGAAGACTCCTGAAAATCCCAAACTTTATCTCTTTCTTTTTTGAGCAATTCAATCGGACCGTCATGCCAATGGCGATATCAATTATTGGCGTTTGTCTGTTCTTTTTAGTGATGAACTGGAAATTAGGTGTTTTTGCGATTATCTTATTTACAGTAAATATTCTGATTTTCTTTGCTATAAGCCAGAATAATATACGGAAAGCTGGAACAAAAGAGACTGATGAAAATATACTAATTGATGAAATTGATGATTCACTCCATAATTCATTTAGCACAATCACAACAGGGAGGATAAGTAAAGAAACTGATAGAATAAACGAAAAACATTCCAAATTTGATAATATTCATAGCAATCAAATGAAATATACAGCGAATGTTCGATATATTTCAGGTATTCTTAATTTATTCATTTTTTGCGCATTAGTCGCATTTATTATTTATCTTTATAAAAAAGATGCGATTTCTAACACACTTACGATTACATTCATAATTATCCTGATTTTCCTTCTTAAACAAATTCGATTTAATGTTCCGAGAGCGTGTGAAATATTCGTCTTTTGGGGAATAATAAAGGAGAATAATCGATATTTGGGCTCTCTTATAGATGACACTATTTTAGATGGACATATAGACAACCACAATATAAGAGGTAAAATCGAATTCAAGAATGTAAGTTTCAACTATCCAAAGAGCTCTCAAAAATCTCTGAGAAATGTTAGTTTTGTCGCGAATCCACACGAAAATGTAGCAATAATTGGAAAAAATGCGAGTGGTAAAACGACGATTCTTAAATTACTCCTCGGATTTTATAAACCGTCGGAAGGCGAAATACTAATAGATGGTGTCAGTGTTATCGACATAAAGAAGGAATATTTACGGAATAGGATATCGATTGTTCATCAAAATGTGAAACTATTCAATCGGTCAGTTTTAGAAAATATCGCTTTTGGAACGAAGTATTCGAAGGCGAAAATTAGAGAAAAATTAGCCGGATTGAGTGTGATGGAAGTCTTTCAATCACTACCGAATGGTCTGGACACGATGGCCGGAAAATATGGAGACAAACTAAGTGGCGGTCAAAAGCAGATTATTTATATGTTGAGATGTTATTTCAGAGAGAACCCAATTATTTTATTAGATGAGCCAACAGCGGCGGTAGATCAATATCACAAGAATTTCGTTTTAGAAATGATTGGTGAGTTATCCAAAAAGGCGACGTGTATAATTGTATCGCACGACCCGAGTATTTATAACAGCGGATTATTCCCAAAGAAGTTCGTTATTGAATATGGCGCATTAAAACCATTACTGGAATTTGCGTGATAAAATATATAATATTCAATCATATTTAAATTTATGAATAAAATTAAATATTTTATATAAATATATGTCAATAAAGAAAATAGTTCTAACTGGTGGTTGTGGATTTATTGGACATCATTTTGCGGAACATGTTCATAAAAATACGGATTGGAATATTATAATTATCGACAAATTAAATTATGCGAGTAAAGGTTTAGATAGATTACGAAATAATAAATTAATTGAATCGCCACGAGTAAAAATTTTTACAATTGATTTATGTAATGAATTATCGGACGGTATTACAGCTATTTTCAAAAAAAGTATAGTTTTTTCAAATAAAAATATAGCTTTTTTTAAATATATCTGTAAAAACATTAAAGCATCAACCCTCCCTCTGATTATTTATAACTAATAACTCAATTTTAGAATTACAAGCAAATAATCAAAGCAGTTGATGGGGATGTGAATTTATAGTACAGTTCCTCTTTTAAAAATTAAAGGTCTATCTTCATTTATTATATAAACGTCGACTAATTTTTTAAAGTTTAAAACAGCATTAAAATCACGATTAATACATCCAATATCAGTATTTTTCTCTGTTAAGATTAGAACTGAATGTATTTTTTTATTCGTTAATTTATCTCGCATATTTTTAATTCGAGTATTATCTCGATTACATATACATGATGTTCTATATTCATCAAGTGTTAATATTTTAAATTTTTTATTTATTAATCTTTTAATTCCAATACAAGGGGTTGATATAAAATTTTTTTGTTGTTTTGTTATATTCCATGAACCGTATATTATTAATGGTTTTTTATCTCCAATAGTAAATTTATTTTTTATATTATTTAATAATTTTGATTCACTTCTTTGTTTATTTATATATTTTCTAAATTTAAATTTACGATGTTTTATATTATCTACATAAAATGATTTTAATTCCTCATTTATCTCATTTTTTAATTCTATATATTCAACAAATTTATCAAAATTACAAGTTTTTGAATTTAATTCTGACAATTTTTTTTCAATTTCATTTATATTTTTATCTTTTTTCATTTTTTCAAGAATATTTTGATATTTAATTCTTTCCGTTTCATGGATTCTTTGATTTTTTGTATATCTTAATTTATTTTGATTATCATCCATCATATATAATAACTGATTTTTTCCGGGATCACAATAAACAAAATTATATTCATCTTTTAATTTTTTAATTTCATCTTTATTATAATCATCTATATATTTATTGTTATCATTTTCTAATATTGAACATTCAGATTTTTTTATTTTTTTAACAAAACATATTGAAGTTCCAACCGCATCTGTTTGTATATGATAATTAAATTTATATTTTCCTTTATCTTTGAATATTTTATTATTCATATTGAAATATTTATCCCATACTTCATACTTTAAATTATTTATATCATTTAAGTATTTTAATTTATCTTTGATATCACTTAATTCAATTATTACTTTGGTATCTATATCAATATATTTTGGTATTATATCAGTTCTTAATGGTAATATTTGATATTGTTTTTTATTCATTTTTTCTAATTCAATATTCATATAAAACATTCCTTTTAAATATTGATATGGATTATGATTCAAGTTATAATAATGATTATTTTTTTCTTTTATTTTATTTTCTAATACTGGAAAAATATTTTTTATATATTTTAAATATATTTCTTTTTCTTTTTCAATTTCTTGGTTTGATAATATGTCATTTTTAAATTTACAAATATCTTTTATTAGTTTACTTATATATATTTTTGATTCTTTTTCTTTTAATTTTGATATATCTTCTTTATGTTCTTCAATTACAACTGCATTTATAAATTGTTTAAATAATGGAACAAAAATACTTTTTATTGAATTATAATAAGATGTATTCATTGAGATAGAAGCATACGATAGTATCTGTGATAAATGTTCTTTCGAAATTTTTTCAAATTTAAATGACTTATCATACAATGAAAGTAATTCATCATTATTATATTGTTTTATTCTTCCTCTTTTATTTTTAACACATATACAGTCGAAAACTTTTTTTATAAATTCTATTGTAATAATAGGAAATTCTATATTTTCATCATAACATTTAATAAAATATAACTTTATAAATTGATAAGCTCTTATAATTATTGTATTTGTTCTAATAATCGCATCATTTATATTATTTAATAATAATTCATTGTGTATTATATTTTTAAATGACGTTTTTATCGTTTTAAATAATTCAATTTCTTTATCTATATTTAACTTTTTTTCATTATCATTTTCCTGTTTCAATTTCAATGCCAAATCTTTCTTTTCATGTTTCAACTTCAATGCCAAATCTTTCTTTTCCTGTTTCAACTTCAACGCAGAATCTTTCTTTTCCTGTTTAAACTTCAATGCCAAATATTTCTTTTCCTGTTTCAACTTCAACGCAGAATCTTTCTTTTCCTGTTTCAACTTCAACGCAGAATCTTTCTTTTCCTGTTTCAACTTCAATGCCAAATATTTCTTTTCCTGTTTCAATTCCAATTCTGAATCTTTCTTTTTTACTTTATTCATAATATAATTTATAATATATTATTTTCTTTAAATCATTTTTAATTTATAATATTATAAATATTATGACGTATCAAATAGATATTATAAATATTGCAATAAAAAAATATATTGATGGATATTATATAAATCGTATATCAAAAGAATTAAATATTCATGTTCAAACCTTATATAAATGGTTAAAAATGTATCCAGATTTTATTGATGAACGAAACAAAAAATATAAAACTATACAAAAAATAAAAAAAAGAGATTTATTTAAAAATGAAATAATAAATTATGTTGAAAAAAATAATGGTTGTAGTTTAATTGATATATCAAATAATATAAATAAAAAATTATCTTTATCTTCAATTTGTAGAGTATTACAAGATAATAATATAACACACAAAAAAATAAATAATCAAATTATATTTAAAACAGAAGAAAAAATAAATGAAGAACGTATATTATTTTCAAAAAATATAAATATTGATGATATTGATAATTCAATATATATTGATGAATCATCATTTTGTTGTAATGATTTACAGAGATATGGTTATTCAATAAAAGGGAAAAAGATAAAAAGAATGAAGCATCAAAAAAATAGAGAAAGATATTCATTATTAATGGCGATATCAAATAAAAAAATAGAATCTTATAAAATAATAAAAGGTTCAATCGATTCGAATATATATTTAGATTTTTATAAAGAAAATAATAAAATATTCAAATTTAGAAAGATATATCAAGATAATGCAAGAATCCATCATGCAAAAATAGTTAAAAATTATTGTATTGAAAATAAAATAGATATATTATTTAATCCTGCATATAGCCCAGATTTTAATCCGATTGAATGTATATTTTCAAAATTAAAAACATTATATAGAAAATTAGAACATAATAATATAATTGAAGAAGTTAAATCAGTTATAAATAAAATAACTGAATCGGACTTATTAAATTGTTATAATTATACTAAAAAATTTATACAAAATTATATCTAAAAAAAATATATTATTTTTATTAGAAAAATGATTTATTTCATTATTTACAACGCGTAAAAAAATGAATAATATTATCTTATATTATAAGTTATATATTATTTTTATATTATAAATAAAATAATTTATATAAAATAATTTATATAAAAATATAAAAAAGCTATATTTTTATTTGAAAAAACTATACTTTTTTTGAAAATAGCTGTAATTAATATTTTTTTAGAATTATATGAACTTAATGTATTTAATATATTATCATCGATTGAATTTAGATTTGTAATAATTATTGTTTTACTATCATTTTTTAATGATTCTAACTTATATACATATTCAACCGCAATATTAAAATTTTCTTTAACCACTTTTGTTAAAATTTCTCTGAATAATAAATATGGTAAATAAAATCTCGCAAAATTATTCCTTATATAATATTGAATATTCATATAATAATAAATATATTTATTTACCATCCATTCCGAATAGCTGTAATAATATAATCTAAATCTTCTTGTATTAACCACCATCCAACTGGAATACAAAT